CGGCTCCATGGCGTTCACCACCCACTTCAACCCGGCACTCGCGCAGCAGCACAAGGTCCTGTCCGTGCTGCCGCGCACCGACGTGCACATGATGTACTGCAACCAGCGCGCCGTCGGCAACCCCGCGGCGGCACAGATCGGCAAGCAGCTCGACTACGCGCCCACCCGCGCCACGGACGGCTCCCTGAAGACCTCCGTGGCCGCGCAGGCCAACGGATTCGGCCTGGAATGGGGCGTGCAGCTGACCCCCGGGCCCGCGGCGCTCGCGTCCGTGCTGACCGGCAACGCGTCCACGTTCGAGGGTGGCATCGCGAACTGGGCACCGGTCACGAACTGCTCGATCGCGCAGTCCTCCGCGCAGTCCCACAGCGGCACGAAGTCCCTGGCGCTGACCTCCACCGCAGGCGGCGACATGATCGCCGAGTCGTGTGCCGCGGCGAACATCCTCACCCAGGGGTTCCCCGTCACACCGGGGCAGAGCGTCACCGCGCAGGCGTGGATCCGCACCGCGGTATCGGCGCGCACCGTGTCGGTGGGCTGCCACTGGTACACCTCCGGCGGCGTGTCGGTGTCCACGACCTACGCGACAGGTGCGGCGGACGCGTCGGGTGCGTGGACGCTCGATCCTGGCACCGTGACGGCGCCGGCCACGGCCGCTTTCTACTCGGTGTCGGTGAAGGTCGCCGCGACCGGGGCCGGCGCCGAGGTGCACTACATCGACGACGTGCTGGCGTTCACGTCCCCAGCCTCGTACGACACCGGGGCGAGCGCGTCGTTCGGCGCGCAGGCGTATCTCCAGGTCGCCGGGTTCACCGGGACGGACATGACGGTCGCAGTGTACGACTCCGCGGACAACGTCAGCTTCGCGGTGGTCGCCGGATTGACGTTCGCGCAGACCACCACGGCGCACACCACGCAGCGCGTCGCGACCGCGGCGGGGGCGACGGTGCGCCGGTATGTCGCCGTCGTGGTGAGCACCGCAGGCGGCTTCACGGCGGCGAGCTTCGCCGTATCGCTGACGAAGAACGTGACGGCGGTGACCTTCTGATGATCTTTCCTCAGGTCAGTAGATGGCAGCCGGCCGGGCCGGCGTGGGCGTACAAGACGTACCGGATCCTGTCGCCGCCCTCGCACCGGCGTAAGGCCACCTGCGAAGAGGTGGAGTGCGAACGCTGGCGCAAAGGCTGGAAGACCTGCCTGGACGTCGCCGACCCGAAGCACGCGTCGGCCGCGAACTGGATCCGGCTGCAATCGGGACTGAAGTTCACGGCGCATGAGATCGGTACCGCTGTCACGTTCACGTTCCCAGCCGGGCAGTCGTGCTGGGCCGGGCACACGGTCCCGTTCAAACCGCACCTGTTTCTGGTGCACGGCGGCGACTGGCGCGGCAACCCACGCGGCGTGCCGGTGGTGCGCCACTCCGGCGTGCAGGCCTGGGTCGACGACTTCGGCGAGAACCAGCAGTTGATCAGAGAACGCATAGGAAGGGGCTGAACCCGATGGCGAAGGTAAGCGGTCTGGGCGCGACGGTGACGGTGGACAACGCAGCCGGCACACCGCAGGACATCAGCACGGACGTGTCCGACTACCAGTTCTCCACCCCTTACGGGGTGCAGGACACCACCGGCGTGAACGTGCTCAACCACGAGCGGCAGCTGCTGCTGGAGGACTTCTCCGTCACCTTCAACGGCACCCAGGACCCGGCGGCGAACAAGAGCCACGCGGTGTTCTCCGGGGACAAGCGCGTCTCGCGCACGGTCGCGATCATCAACGAGACCACGGCGAACTCCACGATGACCGCGGAGACCCTGTTCACCGACTACCAGCTCAAGCGCTCGGCGACCGGCGAGCTGACCTGGAGCGCGCCGGGAGTGCTGGCCAACGGCGTCGCCCCCGCGTGGTCGTAGCAGCACGCTGACAATATATCCGGTATAGCGGAGGAAACCCCATCCATGGCAACCGACCTGTTCACCCCCGAGCCAACCCACTACGAACTGGTGTTCTCCGCCCCCGAGTTCCAGGGCATGCGGGTGGAGATGCGGCGCATGTCGCTGGGCGAGTCCCTCGCCTTGGACGAGATGCGCATGTCCACCTCCGCGGGAGCTGAGGAGAACATCAAGCGTGTGCGGCGCCTCGCCGAGACGGTCGCGGCGAAGATCGTGGCCTGGAACCTGGCCGACGAGCTCGGCCAGCCGCTGCCCGTCGGTGTGGACGCGCTGCTCGCGCAGGAGGAGTCGGTCATGGACGCCATCGTGTCCTCCTACATCACCGCCGTGCGGGGGGTGGACGCCCCTTTGGACAGCGCATCGCCCACTGGTGCGCCGCCCCCGCCGGTGTCGATTCCGATGGAAACCCTGTAACACAGCCGCCCGAGCTGGCGCACGCCAGATTCCTGCTCGGGCTGCTGAACCGCTTCCCCGGCTACACCCTCGGCACGCTGCTGGCCGAGGACGCCGGACTGTTGCGGCTGTTGGAGATCGAACGGCTCGGCATGCGCGCAAGGGAGGGAGGTGACCCCACATGGTGAACAAGATCGAGATCGTTGTCACTGGCAAGAACCTGACCAAGCCGGAGTTCGACGCGGCTGTGCGCGACGCGCGCAGCACCGGACAGCGCGTCGGCGAGCAGTTCTCCACGGGCGTCCAGGACAAGATCGAGGACGCGATCCCCCCCGCTGTGCAGGACACCTTCTCCAAGACGAAGGAACCGGCGCGCAAGAGCGGCACGGAGAGCGCTGCGGCGTTCACCCAGGCACTTGGCGCTGGACTGTCGGGGAAGGTCGCGGACATCTCCTCGGGCAACGGCGCCCTCGCGGGCACCGCGTTCTCGGTCAAGTTCAGCGACACCGCGAAGAAGGGGATCCTGGAGGGCGCCGTCACCCAGGCGCTCGGGCCCGGCGGTGTGGAGGCGCTGGCCAAGACCGAGGGGGAGCGGTCGGCTCTGAACTTCACGGACGCGTTCGAAGGACGCGTGCGCCAGAGCGTCCCGTCGCTGCTGCCGCCGGTCGACGAGGGCAAAGAGAAGCAGAAGGGCGCCCAAGCCGGGAAGGCCGCCGCCGGGGGCATGTCGCCGCTGCTCATCGGCGCGTTCACCGCAGCCGCGACGATCGGGCCGGACGCGATCCTCGCGGGCGTGGCGACCGCCACCGTGGGCGCCGCAGCGCTGATCTCGAAGTCGAACGCGCAGATCGGGCAGGATTACCAGACCCTCGGTCAGCAGGTCGAGTCGACGCTCACCAACGCGGTCGCGCCGATCACCGGGAACATCGACGCGGCGGTGAACATCCTGGAGCAGGGCGTCACCGCTCTGGGTCCCGAGCTCGACCAATTGTTCGCTGCGGTCGGCCCGGAGGCGACGCAGCTGGCGTCCGGGCTCACGAAGCTGGCGGAGGGCGCGCTGCCGGGGATCGTGTCGGGGATGCGGGCGTTCGCGCCGATCGCGTCGAGCGTCGCCACGGACTTCGGGAAGATCGGCGAGGGTATCGGCGGGTTCGCGGCTGGCCTCGGGGTGGGGGCGTCGGGTTCGGCGACGGGGCTGAGCGCGTTGTCGAAGTCGCTGTCGGAGCTGCTGCCGGATGTCGGTGTGCTGGTGGGGGATCTGAGCAACGGGCTCGGGCCCGCGTTGCGCGACATCCTGACGGTGGCCACCCCGGTCGCGAACGCGTTGACGGCTGTGGTGAGCGCGGTGCCGCCGGGGGCGATGGAGGCGGCGGCGGTCGCGACGACGGCACTGTTCGTCGCCTTCAAGATCGGCACCTGGACGAAGCTGGTCGCCGAGGGCCAGACGTTTGTGGGGTTCTTGCGGGGCGCGACCGTTGCGACTGAAGAGGCGACCGTCGCGACGGAGGCGGATACCGTTGCGACCGCCGAGCTAGGCGTGGCGGAAGAGGCCACCGCGGCGAAGACGGGACTGCTCGCGGCGGCCACAGGCACGATGTCCACGGCAGTTGCAACCGCGACGGGCGGCTGGGGCCTACTCGCGGGGGCGCTTTTTGTGGCTTCCGACTATATCTCGAAGCACACTGCGGTCCAGCTGAACCTCTTCAGTGTGATCTCGACGTTGAACAAGGCGTACAACACCCACGCGACCGCCGTGGGGGATGCGGGCAAGGCCATCGAGGGGATCGCGGGGCATTTCACCTCCGCGACACAGAAGGCCGACGACTTAACCGCAGCGCTCACGACGCAACGCGAGCAGGTCTCCGGCAACGCGCAGACCACCGCCACCTCCACGCTCGCCGCGCTGGACGCGACGGACGGCCAGAGCAAGCTGACGCAGCAGCTCTACCAGTCCCTGACCGGGTACTCCGCGGCCACCACCGGGGCCAGCGCCTACGGCTCGGCGCTCACGGCCCTGAACGGGACCACCCAGACCGTCGACGACGCGCAGAACAGCCTGGCCCAGCAGATGCTCAACGCCAAGACCTCGTTCGCGCAGAACAAGTACTCGATGGACCTGAACACCCAGGCGGGCATCGACAACAGGGACGCCCTGTCGGCGGCCGCCAAAGCCATCACGCAGCTCGGGATCTCCCAGTATCAGGCGACGGGCAGCATCGGCAACGCGAACGACGTGATTCAGGCGCAGATCCGCCAATTCGTCGTGAATACCGGCGCCACCGGCAAGAACAAGGACGCGATCTACGCCTACCTGGAGTCACTGGCGAAGATCCCCCCGAACGTGTCGACGGACGTGAACCTGAACACGTCGGGCGCGTTCGGGCAGCTGGCGAACCTGCTAGAGACGATCAACACCAGCAGCGGTGTCGTGCACGTCTACGAGTCCACGTCCGGGGTCGTGACCAATAGCTCTTTCGGGCGCGGCTTCGGCGCGAAGGCCTCCGGCGGTGTCGTGGGTGCGTTCTCGGGGATGGTGCGTGGCGGCCGGACCCTGGTTGGGGAGTACGGGGCGGAGGTGGTCGACCTCCCGATGGGCTCGACGGTGCATTCGAACCCCGACACCCAGCGGATGCTCAGCGAGGGCGGTGGCGGCAGCCCGATGCGGGTCCAGTTCGAGCTGGTCGGCTCCAGCGATCCGGTCCTGTCGGGTCTGTGGGAGGCGCTGCGCAAACACATCCGGGTGCGTGGTGGCAACGGCAGCAACAGCGTGCAGAAGGCACTCGGACAGCCGTTCTAGGAGGAACTGATGGGTGTTCACCGGTATATCGCGTGGAACGGCTTGGCGCCGACGACGGCCGCCCTGGTCAAGGTCGCGACAGGCACGTCGATCAAGACGATGCTCCAGATCTCGACGCCGTCGACACGGATGATCCAGCTTGTGGGGTGGGGTTACACCCTCGACGCCGTCCCTGCGTCGGCGGGCGAGATCGAGCTGTTGCAGACGGATGTGGCGGCCACCACGGGGACCGCGCACGTCGCCGCCGGGCTGATGCCGATGATGCCCGGGGTCCCGGCGTCGCTGATGATGCTGGGCACCGCGGCGACGGGCTACAGCTTCACGGCGGAGGGCACGACCACCGCGTCGCGGCTGTTCGACTCGGCGCAGGTCCCCCCGACGGCGGGCGCGACGGACCTGCAATACGACTACGAGTTCCCGGAGGACTACCGGCCCGTCGTGGACATCAGCAAGTTCCTGCGGGTGCGGGTCACGTTCGGCGGCAGCGTGAACATGTCCACGTACATCGTGTGGGAGGAGTAGACCCCGGATGCGTTCCTATGCCCGGCGCACCCGCCTGCGCACACCTCCTATCGGCCAGGGGCCGGTCGCCGACCCGACGGGTCCGATCGGGCTGGCCGTGGAGCTGTACCTGGGCGCGCTGGGCTGGACGGACATCTCCCCGTTCGTGCTGTACCGGGACTCCTCGCAGCTGGTGGGCATCTCGCGCGGCCGCCCGAACGAAACGGGTTCGATCACCGCGCAGACCGCGTCACTTCAGATCAACAACCGTGACGGGCGGTTCTCGCCGCGCAACCAGTCGGGCCCCTACTTCGGGTACATCGGGCGCAATACCCAGATACGCATCGGCCGGATGCAGAACGGGGTGCGCCGCTACCGGTTCGTCGGCGAGGTTCCGTCGTGGCCGACGACGTGGGACATCTCCGGTACCGACGTGTGGATCGACATCGCGCCGGCCGGGCAGTGGCAGCGGCTCCAGCAGGGCACGCAGAACCTCGGCTCGGCGATGTTCCGCGCCTATGCGCTCAAGACGAGCCCGACGCTGAACCCGGTGGCGTACTGGCCGTGCGAGGACGGCTCGACCGCGACCACCCTGGCGTCGGGGCTGTCCGGCGGCTCGGCGATGACGATCAGCGGACCGCTGACGCTGGCGTCGAACAGCGGCTTCGTGTGCTCGCTGCCGCTGCCGGTCCTCAACGGCGCCACGCTGACCGGGCAGATCCCCGTCGGCGGGGCGTGGACGGACAATGTCCTGCGGTTCCTGATGCAGGTGCCCAGCGGCGGCGAGGCCGACGGCTCGATCGTGGCCAGGTTCTTCACCACCGGCACTGTCCGGCAGCTCGACATGCGCTACAACACCGCGTTCGGCGGTGAGCTGACACTGCTGGGCTACGACTCGGCGGGCAACAACCTGTTCACCAGCGCGTCGCTGGTCACGCTCGGCGGGGTCGGCGTGGACGGACAGCTGCTGCGCATCTCGATGGACCTGCGCAAATCCGGCTCGAACGTCAGTTACCAGATGGGGACCCTTCGGCCCGGAGACGTGAACGCCACGGTCGGAGGCGCCGTGCTGTCCTCGGCGGTAATCGGCCCGGCGACCTCAGTGGTCGTCAACCCTGACGGCGACCTGGCCTCGACCGCCATCGGGCACATCTCGATGCAGCCGGTCGGCGACTCGCTGTTCGACCTGTCCGGGCCGCTGAATGCGTGGAACGGCGAGGGGCCGTTCGCGCGCTTCGGGCGGCTGCTGGCCTAGCAGGGGCTCAACCCCGGCAACTTCTTCCCCGACTTCAGCCGAATCGACGGCAACAACGCCGTCGCGATGGGCTATCAGCTCTCCGACACGTTCGCGAACCTGATCCAGCAGATCGCCGACACCGACCTGTGCATGATCTACGAGGCTGCGGACCAGGCCGCGATCGTGCGCCGCAGCCGCATCATCAACTACAACCAGGGCACCAGCTATAACAACACCCTGCCAGCCCTCATCCTGGACTGCGCGCAGAGCCAGTTCTCCGGTCCGCTCAACCCGCTGGACGACGACGCGAACACCCGCAACAACATCACCGTGCAGCGCGACTCCGGCTCGTTCGCGCAGGCGACCCTCACCGGCGGCGCACTGTCCACCCAGGACCCCCCGGCCGGGGTGGGCACCTACGCCACCACCTACAGCCTGTCGGTCGACGCGGACGCCCACCTGGCCGACCACGCGGGGTGGCGGCTGCACATGGGCACCGTGGACGAGGCCCGCTATCCGACGATCCGGTTGAACCTGCGCCATCCGCAGTTCACCGGGAACGTCGCCCTGATGAACCAGGCGTTGACCCTCGACATCGGCGACCTGGTGGTGATCAATAATCCGCCGCCGTGGATGGCGCCGGACCAGATCCGCCTCATCGTGCAGGGCTACACCGAGACCATGGGCAGCTTCGAGCACGACATGGTCCTGAACTGCTCGCCGGAGTCGCCGTACCGGGTGGCGATGCTGGAGGACGTGGTGCTCGGGCACGCGGACACCGACGGCTCGACCCTGACGGGGGCGCTCGGCCCGGTCCTGAACAGCAACGGGTTCTTCGCAGGTGGGTCGGGTGCCGGGTGGGCGACCACGAACTGTTCGCTCGCCGTCGTGGGCACCTGCGGGTCCGCCTCGCCGCTGCCGCCGGGTGGCCCGACCGGGTACGGGGCGCTGGTCACCCCCAACGGGGCCGGCGGCCCGAGCATCGCGCAGAGCGGCGCGCTGTTCCCGGTCGTGCCCTTGCAGGCGTACTACGCCAGCGCCCTGTTCTATTACCCGAGCGGCGCGCAGCCGATCATCGCGGGTATCGCCTGGTTCGACGCGTCGCAGTCGTTCATCTCCACCAGCAGCGGCTTCGCCACGGCTACGGCGGCGACGTGGACCGCGCTGCCCAGCGGTTCGCTGACCGCGCCGGGCAACGCCGCGTTCGCCGCGCCGTTCGCCGCGCTGGGCAACGTGCCCACCGCGGGGGACGTGTTCTACGCCGCGAACATCGTGGCGTGGCAGGGCGCCGTCACGGTTGCCACCACCACGGCCGGCTCACCCCTGTGGACCACCAGCGCCGCCGACTTCCCGTTCGACATCGCGGTGTCGCCGCTGGGCTCGGGCGGCGAGCGGATGACGGTCACCGGCATCACGGGCGGTTCGTCGCCGCAAATATTCACTGTGGCGCGCGCCGCCAACGGCGTCGGCACCGCGCTGCCCGCCGGGCGCGACGTGCGCCTATGGCAACCGATGATCCTGAGCCTGTGAGGGGTAACGGATGAGTCTTCCTTTCACAGCCGGGCAGCGCGTTCTGGCCTCCGATTTGAATACGGCGTGCGGCCTGTCCGCGTGGACGACGTCGTTCGTGCCGACGTGGACGCAGTCCGGGGGCGCGCCCGCGTTCGGCAACGCCGTGGTCGTGACCGGGTATCAGAAGGTCGGCCGGGTGTGTGTCGGGCGGTATCAGTTCACGTTCGGGTCTACGACGAACTTCGGCACGGGTGTGCAGCCGTGGCTTTTCACGCTGCCGCTGGCCGGGGTCGCGCCCGCCAGCAATCTGTGGAACATCGGGAGCTGGTCAGGGGATCCGGCTGGGACGTTCTTCGTCGGGTCGACCTACATCAACTCGTCCGGGCTGCTGGGGCTGCTGGTGAACTCCTCGGCGAACTCGGTGGAGACCACGAACCCGGGGACGTGGGCCAACGGGAACTTCCTCGAAGTCTCATTCCAGTACGAGACCACTTCCTAGGGGGACCGCAGCGATGACGATCGCCTACCCGGACGTCTCCAACCACGAGGGCGCGATGCTGCTCCAGCCGGCCACGGTCGCTGTGTGCGCGAAGGCGAGCGAGGGGACCGGCTACACCGACCCGTTCTACAGCCACTACAGGGCCGAGGCCGCCAGGGTCGGCGCGACGTTCTTCGCGTATCACTTCCTGCACGCCGGGAACGGCGCGGCGCAGGCGGACCACTGCTTCGCGGTGACCGGCCCCGGCGCCAACGTGATGATCGACCTCGAGCCGACCACTGGCAGCAACCCGAGCGTGCAGGACGCGCTCGACTTCGCCACCCGCTACCGGGCGCGCGGCGGCCTGTGCACCCTCGTCTACCTGCCGCACTGGTACTGGGCGAACCCGGTTGGATCCCCGGCCGGCGGCATGGGCTCGCCGTCGCTGACCCCGCTCGCCGCGGCCGGGCTGTCGCTGATTTCCAGCAACTACACCGGCTACAGCGACACGGGCCCGGGGTGGGCGCCGTACGGCGGCGTGGCGCCGGTGATCTGGCAGTACACCGACGCGCTGCCCTACAGCGGCCAGTCGGTGGACTTCAACGCTTTCCGCGGCACGGTCGCCGACCTGCAAGCCCTACTCGGATACACGGAGGACGACATGACACCGGACCAGGCCAACCAGCTTCAGCAGGTCTACGACTTCATCTTCAACGGCGGCACCGACTCCGGCCCGACACCGCCCGACGCGCCGAACAACAGCCTCGTGTCGCAGCTGGCGTACGTGCAGGCGACCGCTGCGGCGCTCCAGTCCCCGGACCCGGCCGCGCTCGTGGCGGCGCTCGCGGCCAACCCCGCCGCGCTGGCCGCGCTGGCCGCCGTGCTGCCCAAGCCGCCCACCGCCGACCAGATCGCCGCCGCGGTGGCCGCGCACTTCAGCGGCGACCTGAAGCAGGGATGACAATGCCCTGGGCGGCGTGGTTCTGGCTCGGTTGGCTGGTGCTGGGCTTCGGCGTGCTCGAGACGATCGCGCTAATCACCGGCCACCCCGAGTGGACGCTGTCATACCAGGTGTGGCAGCTCGAGGGCGTCGGCGGGTCGATCGT